CCTTCCAGTACCCGCAGCATCAGGAGCTTCGCCTCGAAGAGTAGCGAGTACAATGCTTTCCTTTTCTGCTTCAGTTTTGATGTGTTTAAAGATTGCCATGTTGCGACCTTTCGCGATAGCACTTTCAAACGGTATATTATGTCTCTGTAAATAGGCATGAAATCCCATGGCTCCTAATCCAATACTACGTTCTCGTTCAGCACTGTATCGTGCTCGTTCTAGCTCACTTGGAGCATTTGCAATAAAGTGAGATAGTACATTATCTAACATGCGTACTAAATCAGGTATAAACTGCTCATTGTTGCTCCATTCATCATATTCTTCTAAATTTACACTAGAAAGACAACATACCGCTGTACGATCCTTGTCTGTAGCAAGTGTAATTTCACTACATAAGTTTGAGTGATGTACCTGTAAGCCAAGAGCTTTCTGACAATCAGGCAAAGCTGCTTGTACAGTATCACCAAACATTATGTAAGGTTCTCCAGTTTCAACACGATTCTGGATCAATTTAACCCAAAGTGTCTTAGCCGAAACAGTCTTTACTACGTTTCCTGTGTGCGGGTCTACTAGATCCCAGGAATCATCGAAACCTTCTACAATTGTAGCTTGTTCGATCAATTCCATAAATTTGTCTGAAATAACAACCCCATGATGCAGGTTAGTAGACTTACGGTTGATATCTCCACCAGTAGGCTTTCTGATATCTAAAAACTCTTCAATCTCTGGATGGGAGATTTGTAGATAGCCAGCGTAGCTACCTCGTCTTGTTACTCCTTGAGAGAAGGCGAGCATTTCTGCATCTACTACTTTCAAGAAGGGGATTACTCCAGTACTCTCTGACCCCGCTGAGGTTTTACTCCCTACAGAACGAATACCATTCCAGCAACCACCAATCCCACCACCAACACTCGAAAGAAAAGCATTCTCAGTATAGTGGTTAGTTAAACCTGTTCTACTATCATCAACATAATTCAGAAAACAACTAATAGGTAAACCTCTTGTAGTGCCTCCGTTACTCAGAATAGGAGTAGAGAACATGAACCATAGCTTACTAACATAATCATACAATCTCTGTGCGTGAGCTTCATCATCTGCAAACGCACTAGCCGCTCTTGCAAACGCCTCTTGTGGAGAAGTCTCACCGTTTACGAGATACCTATCTTCCAATGTTTTAATACTAAACTCAGATAGATATCTATCTCTTCTATAATCAATTACTACGTTCATTTATTCTCCGCCCTATATCTGCCAAATTATCAGCTCCAATTGCATCATCGCAATAAGTTATTAAATCCATTAACTCGTAATTTATTAGTAACTGCTCTGCATTCTCATTCAGTGCTTGTATATACTTATACTTACTAACAAGTGGTAGTACATTGTAGATATCCATTGCATCGCCATATTCTTTTATAAGCTGTTCAGCTCTCTTAGGCCCAATTCCTGGTATACCTGCAACATTATCACCCTTATCCCCAGTTAAACACTTCATTGAGATGTATTCTTCTGGACTTACGTTGTAATGTTCTTCCCAATTATCTAAACGTACTTCTTTTCGAGTAACATAGGAGAATCTTGATACAGTTTCTTGTATAAGTAGATCCCAGTCTCGGTCACTTGATATAAGCCAGATATACTCTAATCCGTACTTATCTTTTTCTTTTACTAGATGAGCAGCTATATCATCAGCCTCTACACCTTTATAGCGAAGGATGGGATAATCCTCTGCTAGTACAGTTAAAGACTCTTCGAACTCTTCAAAGAACTCTTCAAATGCTATCTTCTCTTCTTCTGTTTGAGTAGCAAACTTATCTTTTCGATTCTGTTTATAATCGGGTGAGATATTCTTTCTATATACAGAGGAGCCCCAGTCTGCTGTAATTATAACATTCTTACATTTGTATGACTCGGCTAAGCTCTGAACAGTTTTTTGAAAATCATACCTAAAGTCTGTCCTACCTTGGTGCTTCCATCGAAACGCTAAGTTAAGCGAATCTACTATTAGTGTTGCCTCTTTTCTATCTTTTACAATTTTATCTGTAAAATTAAATGCCATTGATAAACTCTACTTTTTCATGCTCTAACCATTCGGTAGCTAATGAAATATAACAATCTAGCCAGCTAATATACATATAGTTTACTACCTCTGGCTTTATCGCACTTACTACAAATGGTTTTGACCGGTTATATTTAAAAAACAATAAAGGCTCCTGGTTACCGCCTTCAGCTTGTATTACTACTTTCTTCCACCAACGAATTAAGTTATTCGTTTTCTGAGCTGTAAACATAGAGTCGTTTAAAGGAGAATCAGCATAGTTTTTAACTTCAATACAAAACCGATTCTTTTCATGAGGGACATATAAATCCCCTTTTAAGTATTCGAGAGCGCCAGAAGCTGGCACTCTCTCAAACTTATATCCTGTAACTTCTCTAAGCATATCTCTAATAAGATACTCGCCCCGTGCCCCTTTCGCTCTCGAATCTACCATTCTCTTCTTCTGTTTCGGATTTCTCCGGCTTGGCTGTAAGCTCTTTAGTTAATAGAAATGTTCTTCTCTGTGCTGATGCTCGTTGTGTAATCTTTGCTATATGCCTCATACGATTACTTCTCATTACTTCTCCAGTTTACTAACGTTTCCTGCCTTAACTACTTCCACTTTCTCTAGCAGAGGATGTGTCCAGCCATGACTGACAACATAAGTATTAAGACCTTCTTCGCAGAGTAGAACTTCTACTAGCTTCTCTCTACCTGTATCGTCTAATACATTAATTACTTCATCTAAAAATAAGATATTGATTTGAGACTTTGAAATACTACTCATTAGCTTACGAATCGCAATCAATGTAGCAGTGTTTACCCTTGCTAACTCACCGCTTGAAAGTGCTAGAATATCTACTAGACTTCCATTGTCGGTGATTTGTACGTTTAGTTTGTCATTCGATACTACAAACTCAAGTGTAAAACGACCATCTGAAAGCTCTGCAAGATAAGTATTAGTAAGCTCTTCTAGTTCTTTTACTAGATTTTCAATCTTATATGCAAGCAATCCATTAGTACTAAAAGACTTCTTCAATACTTCTAAGTTAGAAGCTATCTCTTGCTCGGCTTTGAATAATTTTGTACATTCAGCTAAGTCGGATAAAAAGTCATCTGTTTGCTCTTGGATTACTTGAATACGAGTATTCCTTTTAGTCCTGCGATCATTCTCTTTCGCAATAGCATTAATACTATCTCTAGACTCTTTCAGAACTGTCTCTAATTTCTCAATCTTTTCTTCAATATCTGATTTGTTCAAAGGTATAGAAGGTAAATCTGATTCTATACTTCTGTACAAATCTTCCCATTCTTTCTGGGTTTTTGTCTTTTTCTGAAATTGTTTATTATTTTCTATAATTTCAGTAATCTGTTGCTGGATACTAGCGGATCTTGCCTTTGCATCATCTATTCTTGATTGCTCAGTACTCACTAGCTGACTCATGTGAGTAGGGTCTATCGACTGTTCACAAGTGTGACAATGAGTACCTAATGTTGTCATCTTCTCGATAGCTTTCTCAGACCCCGCTGCGATTTGTTTAAGACCGCCTAACTCCCCCTGTAAATGATCGTAAGATAAAATTTCACTAGCTTTAATACTTTGTACTGACACTAAGTCTATCTCTTTCAGCATGTTTTTATACTGATTATTCATAGAAATTTTTCTATTCGTATCAGAGATATTTTGAAGTTCTATTGATAGAGAACGTAACTCTTTCTCGTCTTCTTCCGTGTAAACTTCAATATCTTGCAGGGGAAGTAGGGTAGTATCACTCAATTTGTTATCTTGTAACCATTTTTCGATAGTTGCTATAGTCGCTTCAATCTTAGTTAAGTTATTACCATAACCTTTTGCAGCTTCTTTGAATACTTCAAACAGTTTAACATAGTTCTCTAGGTGCAACAAATCTATTAGAAACTTTTTTCTATTTGTGTCTGTCGCTGTAAGAAACTGTAAACTAGTACTTGTATTCTGATATACTAGCTGAGTAAATGTTTTAAAATCAATACCAATTATATCTTGCAGAGTCTTATATGTATTTGTAGCCGTGTGACTACTGATGTCCTCTCCATTATGTAATAATTGAATCTTGATATTTGTTTTACGGTTGATTATAACTTCATAATTTTCCGCATCTTTCTTAAAGTAGAGGTGAATACTATAACCGTTATTCACATATCTATTGGGTATATCTACTTTCTTGATGCCTTTTGAGTTTTTATTATACAGTGCTTCTTCGATAATTAACGGTATGGATGACTTACCCATACCGTTAGTACCAATTATCTGAGTTACTGTATTATCCGATAAATCTAACTCGTTATCCGCACCGTAGCTGAAGCAGTTACTCCATTTCAACTTTTGAAGCGTAATCATTAAAAGTTCCTATAATATCAGGTATTCGATCTTCGTTAATTTCTAGAATATAGTTTAAGTACTCTACTAACTCTTCTTCGATGGTCATATCCTTCTCGATAAAGAGGGCAGCTTCAGAAGAACGTTTTACTACTTTTTTATCTAGTAGCTCTGTGTTCTTAATGCCTGCTAGTTCTTGGATGTCACCTTCTATCTCGTAAATAGTATGGTGATAATCGGTAGCTACCATCTCTTTTGGATCACTAACTGTTTTACGAATTAGTTGCGGTAAGCTAAACCTTTCCCATAACCATGACCAATTGTTTTCATTAATTAGTAGATATCCTGTCTCAACTACGTTTCTATGAAAAGAAGTTGTCATGGGCGAACCAGGATATACTATGTTACGCTGCGTGTTACTATGTGCGTGTAGATCACCAGCAAACACAACAGGGAAACTTTCAAATCTACTTAAATCTATTTCTGGCTTAACATGAGGTGGAATCTCACCACGAACATGCGTAAACAAAGGTTTTGATGTATCAAACTGCTCTATACTGCCTGGCCTATGCAGGTCAGCGTATGGTAGTATTCCATAACCTAAATCTTCATCAATATACGATATATCTACTATGTTTACTAGAGGATTAATATCCCTGGAGACTTGTTTTAATTGTGTAAAGAAAGTCTTGTTCTTCTTAGTAGCTTCGTGATTCCCATCGTAGATTATGGTTGGAATCTTTACCTTTCTAATAAAAGAAAAGTAAAGTTCCAATTCTTCCATATTTGGCAGACGGTCAAATAAATCTCCTCCAATAATGTGCATACTGCATTCTAATTCGAGGTCATAAATCTGTTGAAAGAACAGTTTATACCGATTTAGCGCCCACTCTCGTGGTACATTCTTTTGACCCAGCTTGATATGCCAGTCTGCCGTGTATAAAATCATCCTACATTAAACTCGTCTTCTAAAGTTTCGTCAATCTCATCAGCACCGTTTTGACGGAATTCATCAAGCAAGGCTTTTTGAGCATCTGGTGTTGGGCGAGGCATAACCTCATCCATAGACTTCAACGCATTAAATAATACCATCTCATCGTCATCCAAAGCACGAGTCTTACACTTCAATACCTGAAGCTGATACTCAACATTGTATGCTAGTGGTCCGGTCTTTACTCGCTTGAACTTAACTTCCCAACCAGTTACGGGGTCTGTTGGATCGCCCAAGTCTTCTGCTGCTGTCATGATTTGCTCAAAGAGCTTCTTCTTTAGATTTACTACTTTGACTTCGCCATTGTCAATGCACTGCATTGCATAGCTCCAGCCACACTTCAGATCGGGGTTGTACTCTCGAACCCAATCTTTTTCTTTATTGTTGAAACGTTCTTCGTTTCGGTCGAAGGACAGACACTCAAAGGGAATGTTCTTACCG